TGGCGACTTTGGATTTCCTCCACCGCCTTTCAAAGTTTTTAAACCAGCTAAGAATGGAATCTGCGTTCCAAGATTCTACGGAACTTCTAAACTTGGTGAGCCTACCCAAGACAAAAGACCTGAACCCGTCCGCATCCGAACCAAATTCGCGGGACAATTGCGTGACGCCACACATCAAAACGAGGCACTCGCAGCAGCAATTGAAGCAGGGCATGGCATCCTTTCTTTACCATGTGGGTACGGCAAGACGACGGTATCCTTGGCCATAGCGTGTAAGTTGGGATATCGAACGATGATTGTCGTTCATAAGCAATTCTTAGCAGATCAATGGCGTGAGCGTATTCAACAATTCTGTCCGGGTGCGACGATAGGTATAGTACAGCAAGACAAGAAAGAAGTTGATTGCGACTTTGTCATCGCGATGCTCCAATCTTTGTCACTGAAAGAATATTCATTCTCGGACTTTGAAAGTGTAGGAACGTTAATCGTGGATGAAGCGCATCATATATGTGCTAAAGTATTCAGTCAAAGTCTCTTCAAACTCTGTCCTCGTCACATATACGGTCTTTCGGCTACACCGGAACGTAAAGATGGACTCACGAAGGTTCTTCACTGGTTTATGGGTCCCACCTTTTTCGCAGTTGAACGAAAAAATCAGGCGCAAGTAGAAGTGTTTCCAGTAACATTCGATTCACCCAATTATAGAAACCCACCACCTTCGATGAGAAATGGTAAAATATCTATGCCAAATATGATCACAGAACTCGTGGAGGACAGACAAAGAAATAAAATGCTCGTGGAACTTGTCAAGAAAGCTTCAGCGGGTACGAGGCAGCTTCTTGTTCTCAGTGACCGAAGACATCACTGTGAGTTTTTGCACCAATGTTTTCCCAAATCTTCTGGACTCTACATGGGTGGTATGAAAGAGGCACAACTTCAAGAATCGTCTAAAAAGAAAATCATCTTCGCCACCTTTAGTCAAGCCCACGAAGGTCTAGACATTCCAACTCTAGATACGGTTATTTTGGCCTCACCCAAGAGTGACATAACACAGAGTATCGGTCGTATAATGAGAGAAACAAAAGGGAAGAAGAATGATCCACACATCTATGATGTCCACGACCCCTGGTCTGTCTTCACGGCGATGTATTACAAGAGAATGAAGGTATATCGCCAAGGTGGATTTAAGATTCATGGTAAACACGTGGAAGAGAACAAGAGTGACTTCCCTCAGGGAAAGTGTCTATTTTTATAATCTAGTTACATATTAAATGTCTGGCGCATTAATTCAACTCGTATCCAAAGGAATACAAGATGTGTACCTCACGAGTGACGAGGGGCATTCCTTTTTTCGTATGAAGTTTACTAGACACACAAACTTTTCACAAGCTCCGAAATATATTAAAAATATCACGGAGAAGGATGTGTCTATTAAAATTCCAGTTTTGGGTGACATCATAAACGGATTATGGTTTGAATCGGCATCTCTAAATTCAAATGCCAATATCGCATCGAATCTCTTTTACAATTCAACACTCGACCTGTACATAGGTGGTCAAAAAGTGGATTCTCAGCACTACGATTATTTCGCTGACATATGGCCCAATTACCTCGCCGATACGTGGAATAAATCACAAGAACTCAACAACAAAACGTCGACATCGAATTATACCTTTGTCCCACTTCACTTCTTTTTTTGTGATCATAAAGCATTTTTACCTCTCATAGCTTTGCAGCATCACGAGGTGGAATTACGAATAAACTTTGACGAAGCAAATATCGCAAACATAACGGAAGATCAGAAAAAGGCGAGGCTCTACGGAAATTACATTTTTCTAGACACAGAAGAACGTGAATCTCTCATCAAGAGATCATTGGATTTTGTCATAACACAAGTTCAACGAATCGAGTTTCCTCTAAAGACGACTGTCAATAACACCATATCATCCAATGAAAATGTTTGTGATATATCCGCTTTTAATCACCCGGTCAAGTCTCTCTTCTTTGGTTTTGGAGCTAATAGCGGTGATTTCGCAAATGATAGGTTTACATTTAGGAATGCAGATCTTCAAATAAACGGTATACCTCTCGTTGAGCAAATGAGTCCTCTGTATTTTCATACCGTTCAAAATTATTATAAGTCTTCTTTTGGAACATCGGAGTTTATCGCAGAGAGCCAAGTCCTGATGTACACGAGATTTTTCGTATATCATTTCTGTATGAACGCATCAGACTATAATCCATCTGGGTCTTGTAACTTCAGTCGCCTCGATAACGCCAAACTTACCGTCAGGGGTGCAGAAAAGGGTCTGAATAGATCGGCAGATCAGGGTTTATTTGTATATGCCGTAAATTACAACGTGCTCAGAATAAAGGACGGACTTGCCGGAATTTTATTCGGTAACTAATGTATAGATGGGTAGAACTGTTCGTTTCGATCAGATTTTCGTCTCCAATATGGATGCCGATCCCCAAGAACAGGATATACTCACCACAGTACGGAGTATTATCACGAGTGAGATCGAGGCTGACGAGATCGTAGTCGATCGTATAGGTATTGCTAACACGGTTCCCACGAAGAGTTTCTCGATAGGAGCCGATCTCTTTATGGAAAGCGGTCAAGAAGTTATCTTAGATGTTTCCAAAACCATCAAGTCTGCGCGAATGAACATCACAGATAAGATAGGTGTGAAAACGAACAATCCTTTACATGATTTTCAGGTTGGCGACAATCAGGAGTTTTTTATAGGTACCGAAAATCGTGACCTTGTTACCGTGAATGGTAACATTCTTGTATCTAACATGACGTTCGTAAACAATTTTGAATTAGTTGACAAAATCAAGATAAGTAACTCCGACTCTAATGTTGTTCATGTCACTGGAAATACATTTTCATCAAACATAACGACTGGAAAAAAACTTGTGGTTGGTACGGAAGCGACTCCGGGTTCAAATGTAGCCGTGTTTCAAAATGGTAATGTCGTCATAGAAAATGGAGCACTCAAAGTTACTGGAAATGTTAATATCAGTGGAAATCTCGCAATTACAGAGATTCCGGATTATTTACAAGTGAATAGTCTTGTCGTATCAAATGCTGTCATTCAGATGGCGACAGACCCAACGAATTCTTCTCCATTTTCAGGTAATGATGGTGTTTACGATATGGCGATGTTAATGGTTCAAGATGCAGCGAGTTCTCATCCAAATGTATTTTTAGGATATACACAAATTGATGATACATTTAAATTGGGTCGGACGTATGGCGGACCACTCGATCAGAGTTTTACTATGGACTCAAACACCATGAATCTTCATATTTTCGGAGAGTTGTATACCCAAAATAACGTTGGTATTGTGAACTCTTCACCCACACACACCTTATCCATCGGATCTAATGTATACGTCGATGACACAGCTACGTCTTCGAGTAATATTTTGTATGCCAACGGATTTGGATTCTTTGAGGGTCTAAGAATAGGCGACAGTGGTCTTACCGTCGGTGACCTCATTACGTTAGACGCCGATGCCCCCATTCCCATGGTCGTTACTTCTACGATTCAGTCTCATAGTATTCAGACGACGGGAGCTTCGTCATCAGGTATTTCAAATACGTCTCCAACTGATACGTTATCGATAGGTAACAAACTTTTCATTAATGTAACTTCTGGTGGGAATGTTTTAACAGTACTTGGAAATACCGCTACGCAACGTCTCATCACAGAATCTATTCGAGTACAAGATTTCATTGAGGTCGAGGGTGAATCCGGTATTTCATCTTCCGCGAATGTAATTATTCACGGTGACATCGAAGGAGGGGACTCGGTTTCAAATACTGTGAGTATACGCTGCGGTCCCAATACATCGAACGTAAGTTCTATTGATATTCAAGGCGCAAACACTTCCGCGAGTCATCAAATCATAGCATTCAAAACCCGTAGCACCGAACGTATGCGTTTAGCTGCTAACGGAAATTTGGGGATCGCAAATACCGCACCGACTGAAAAGCTCACGATAGGTGGTAATCTTCGTGTAAATGGAAGCAATGCGGTCATCGCAGGCACGAGTACAAATTACATACGTTCAACTACGGATACCACAGGAATCCAGACAAAAATAGAAAGCCGTGTGGGTACAGGAAAGGGTCTCAATTTCTACGCGAGTACGACAGACACTATGGGACTTCCTAAGATGACTATTCTTGAATCGAGTAATGTGGGTATAGGTACGACAACACCCAAGAGTCTTCTCCACACTTCGGGTGGGACCGTTCTCATTAATGGACCACTTCAATACACCAATAGTTTTAATACTACCGGAACACCAATGATCGTATCAAATACAACATCGATAAGTAACAGTACACTCGATTTGGCGAATGTGATGCATTTAAGTCGAGAAGGTACATCTGTACGAGATGGTGTACGCGCGACTCTTAAGATGGGAAAATATAGTTTAGATGCCGGTAAATCTAGATCTAAGCTCGACATATTTTTATCTGATGATAGGTACACAGACGAAACGGAAGTCTTAACATTGCGTGCAGATGGTCGTGTCGGTATAGGACATACACAACCCACGGCGTATTTAGAAGTTAAGTGTACTGGTATTCGTAACCCAGAAACAAATGGTTTACTCGTACATAATCATGACAATGGAGATGCTATTATGGCCGCTCAAGCTGATTCACTAGAGGG